AGTGCCTCGGCAAACTTATTGTTACTCATCAAGTCTTCACGTGTTACACCGCTTGATGTGATTAAGTCTTCTTTTATCTGCTTAGTATTCTCTAAGTGTTGTTGAAGTAGCCCAATGTCTAGGTCTAACATTGGTTCAGTGAACATGCGCAACGTCATATCAATGATACGCATCTCTTGTTTGGGAAATCCCTTAGCCATAGTCATAAACAACTTATACGTTAACTCAACATCGTTAACACAATAGTCGCCATACCTGCTAAGTTCTTCTGGTGTAAAGTCTTCTCTACGTTTGCCTACGGCATTCAGAACTTCTTTCCCCTTAGTGCCGAGACCATACTTCTGAGTAAGTTTGTCAAGCGATCCACCAACCTCGACACCGTGCAGTGCGCGAGCCATGCAAAGAGTATCAGCAAGCACGCGAGGACGCACATCAAAAATCCAAGATAGAATAGCGCCATCAAACATAGTGTTGTGACATAAGAGCATACTGTTTGCCCAATCGAATGAATCCAAGTATTTTTTAATCTGTTCATGCGTTCCACTAGCCCATTCAGTTTGATTGTCATTTAATTTAACACCTACACCGATCACCTCAAACTGAGGGTCACGAATGTAGGCTTCCGTTGTTACTTTACGTAGTGAGAAGTCCTTGTCGTAGTACGTCTCAAAGTCTAGCGTAATTAAATCCATTACTTAATCCGATCAATCAACAAGTTAAGATACCATTGGGCTTTCTCTAAATCTTCAAGGGGCTTACCCTTGTATTCATAACGCCACATATATTTCATGCAGTTACCTTTCAAGTAACCAAGAAAAGCATCGTATGACATACTAGATTCAATACCTTCGATACACTCAACGCCACCTGTATTATAATGATTAGGATTGTTGACTACATCTTCTACTATGTCATCTACCTGCATGTCAGGGTATTGCTCCCTAAACTCTTCCCACTTCTTAACAAGTCTTGGGTGATTCTCTTTTAGTTTGTCCCATTCTTGGGGAGTTGCATCTACCATAACGTGTTCCTCAAAAGTTGATTACAATATGTTCCACGCCACGCGCTTTGGCTCGGCATAGATACTCCAAGTAGTGAGAGCATTGCTCATCACCAGTGTCATCTTCTAACTTCCATAGACGGCTACGCTCTTTGCGTATTGATACATCTATAGGTTCTAACTCAGCTTCTACTACAGGTCTTGATACTAATTCGGTCATAAATCTAATTCTAGTTGGTCAGGGTTAGGCTCAGGTGTGCCATTCAAAATATACAAAAGGGTATGTATTGTATCTTCGTTTGTTACGGTTGCAATACCACCTGCTTGAGCAATACGCTTTAACTCATTCTTCTGTAACTCGGTTGGTTTGTTCTTACCTGCCTTACACTCAATACCAAAGAATTTACCTTTGTAACAGCCAACAATATCAGGCACACCACTTCTACCATACCCACCAGTTGCAGGGTAGAAATAATATGCGCCAATGCTTTTCAGGTACTCAGCCACTTTCTTTTTGACTTTCGCTTCGGGGGTCATAGCCATACGTTTAACTCCTAGATGTTATTTTTAGTAGTCAGCCCAAGATCCGTCTGACCGTATATAATATACACTATCTGAGATCTTAACGCCAACATCGTACATAAACTCACCATCTTCTAACATAGACAACAAAGCAACCTTACCTTGTACATCTTCTGTTAAGTTGTTACTAGGTACTACAGTTGGGTAACACCCAAAGCTCGGGTCGTAGGGGTCTTGTCCACGACTAACTCTTGTCGGTTGGCTAGAATGTCTATAGTGAACATCGAATGCGTGTAACTGTACCTCGTTAGGTTTTATCCATACACAAGTCATAAACTCTTCATCGTCTGAGGGCATAGCATCATGGGCTTCCATTGCTTCAAGCATACCGTCCATTCTAGCGGCTAACTCAGGCTCAAGACGCATAAGCCCCATGCGGTACATGTCCACGACCTTTTGTGCTATCTCAGGTACACGTCCAAACCTACCTACATCAAACCCTAATTCAAATGCGCGGTTAGCACGATTGTCTTTGATCTTACTACGCGCACCCATGACCTCACTAGATACTTTGTAGTGTGTACACTTACCAACGTCTGCCATTCGATTGGGGCGTAGGTATCTACGTGCATTGGCTACAGCTTTCTTTAGGTGCTTGCTAGACAAGGTGTGATGCTCGTCAGACGAATTGTGGTAGCAGTATCTATTGTTCTCTATCTTATGGCTCTGAACACAATACTCTACGTTGTCATCATAATAAGTAGCAATAAGTCTACCCATCTCTGTGTAATCGTCATCACAATAAACAATAACTTGATACTCTTCACCATTTCGGTGCATGTTATCTCTACAGAACTTAGCATCAGGTATATGTTTCGTAGCCTCATGCACAAACTCATCAAACAACAGGCAAGTAGTACCCTCTATGTGCCTTTCGTTGGGGAACTCTTTGAGGTTAGCCTTTATGTTGTTGACTGAACATATACGCCTAGACTTATTAGACCTGTCTTTATAAGTTACATCTCTTTCGATCATGGTTATCTCCTACTTGTAGTCTTCAAATTTGGTTTTGAACCCTGCTAACTTGTCAATCTGCGCTTTGAACCTACGCGCAAACACTTTGGTGTCTTGAGGTAACATAGTTGTGTTGTGCTCCCAAGAATACTCACCTATATCAGCGTATATATTCACAACAACGGGTGTACGTCTGGGGTCATTTTCGTCCTTTAACATCGCACGAAACGCCTCGTTGTCTGTTAGGACAACACCACACTCCAACCTGTTTTTGTGTCGTGTTTCCCAATCATAGTGAGCAGAACTAGCACCTGCCAGTAAGTCTCGCATTACCCAAGCCCATTCGGTGTACGTGTTTATGTCTTTACGGTACGCTTTCTTGTCTTCCGATATACGATAACGTGTAACAGGTTCTCTATGCGAATCACCAACCATGCTCCATTGTATTGTTTTAGGGTCGCGCTCGAACTCAAGGTATGCTTTATCATCGTTCTTGGTGTAACTCGTTTTGGTATACCAACTCGAGCCATTAGCTTTCCAATTATCGTAGTAGTCCTTGTGTACCCACTTTGACTTAGGTAAGTAAGATCGTTTGCCGTTGTAAGTTACAAACTGCTTGCCGCCCGATACTTCAAAATCCATGAAGCTAGGTAATGCACGCTCAAGAAAAGAGTACCTTGCGTTATGGCTAAACTCTCCACTACCGTTGCGAATGCGTATTCTTTGGATACCAGTGCTCGGACTTCGTGTCCATGTAACAGCCGCGCGCTTTACCATACCATCGTATGTTTCTTGGTATATGTATTGCGCTGTATTGTCCCATAACACATCACACAATACATACTTGTTATTGTTGACTTTGACTATGTGTTCCCACTTGCGTCGCCTGTCACCTAACGGACGTATGTTGTCGCTACCCCTTAGAGGTGTGATGCTGTTGTAGTGTTCTTCGACTTGCTCAAACGTGCTTAACCTATAATGATACATTGCCATGATAATTTACCCTTGTAGTATTCGTGCCCATGCTTGCGCTAGGCGTTCTCTATCTTCTTCGGTTGCATGACTATACTTTGCTTGCATAGCATCTAACCGAAACTCCACTGCTTTTTGTACTTCTTGGACTGCTATGTCCCACTCCATGCGTCTGTGTACGGCTTCCATGCCCATACTAAATGACTCACTCATACCATATCTCCTGACTTGATGTGAACTGTTTTACCGCACTCGGATACCTTGCCACTGTCTAGCACGCACCATAATGTTGGGCACGACCATGTACCCCACCCACCCCACAGATACCCATCAGTAAGCATGATGGCTGCTTGCGGGCTGATGTTGTTGTCTGCAAGATAACTTGTTACACAGTTAACATCAGTACCCCCTCCGCCCTCGGGCTTTGTAGAGTCTGTCAGTGTGTGTAGGTCGTGCATCTCATACTCTTCGGCACGACATACCTCAGTGTCCCAGTACAACACACGTAATTTCTTGGGGTGTACTGTCTCACATATTGACTTGATCTCAGATAGGAACAACGATAACTCACGTTGACCAATAGACCCTGACGTATCAATGGCAACTACCAACTCGTCAACCTGCTCAGATACACCACTCGGAAAGTATATGCCTGTGTGCATTGACCTGCGGTTGGGGCGATTGTATGTGGCATAGTCAGACCCAGTACAGTGTGTGGTAATGAACTCACGCAACACCTCACGCCAATCAACCTGTGGCTCAAGTAAATCAGCTACTGTACGCTCACCACCACTGCCCATCTTACCTGCTGTGATAGCACCCTGACGTATAGCTTCGTCAATCTCTTTGCCATGACCCTCTTTCTCTTCTTCGGTCATGTCCTCTGCACCCTCCCAGTCATGCTCATCGAACGGTTGCCCACCCTCTGTTGACTCGTTACCACCAGTACCATCATCTTCACCATCACCCGGCTGTCCTCCCTGTTGCTGTTGGTATATGTCATCGAATACCGTAGGTACATTCCAATCACGATACTTGATGTCGTAGCACATACCCTCGATACCCACAACGAACTTGTCTTGGATATGTGAATCAAGTATCTGTAGATTGATAACATGATCCATAGCTTTGTTGGCTGTCATAGCACACTTGCGCCATAGGTGTTGCCACGTGATAAGGTGTTTGTACATCTTGTGGTAACACTCATGTAGTATGACAAAACGTAACTGTGCATCAGTCAGACTGTCAACGAACTCACGACCATAATACTCATCACGACCATTGGTACACGCTGTCGGTATGTCATCACGTACCTCACGCTTGCCAATCATCAGCACACCTGCAAGCGCAACATACATAGGGTGTCCCATGATAGCGACTACGGCTTTGTCGATACGTTGCTCGGCTGTTAGATTATTTGCTACTGCTAACATGACTTACTCCTTATCACTTGAGAACATGTAGTTATTGTCAATAGCCCACTGCGTGAACTGTTTGTTCTGCATAACCATTGACCGCTTACCATACGTTGACGGCTTAACACCCATTGCAAACAGACCCTGTGCCTCAGCACTCAAGCGGTTCATATAGGTTAGCCACGCATCGACCCAGTCTTTCTCGATAGATGCAAGCGCACGATACACAACCATACACACTGCACTGGCACTGTCAGGTACTACTGCGTTACTAGGATCGGTCTTGATAGACTCGAGCGTTGGTAGCTTGTCGGCTAGCTTGACGAATGCCATAAGATCTAGTGCGGCTCGGTTGCCGATAGTACCAATCAATGCACCTGTTAGCGTGTCATCAGATAGATGCTCACGTTGCCACAACAAGTCAGACCCTGCCTCAGCAGACCGCCACGTAAAGAAT